CTGAATTCGATAATCCCACAGTTACTATCGTTGCAGACGTGACGCAGCTACCCGAGCCTCTAATGGAACTGTTTGAGGATATGTTCCGTCATGCTATGAGAGCTGCTAAGGCGGAAGACGATAAAGAGTACGAGGGTTGGTACTGCATCCAGATGGAACCGGTTAAGTGCCCTGGTTGCGGTGAGCGTATGTGTTACGTCGAGCCACCGCACTTGCACCTTATCATCGTTTGGGAAGACAAGGACGATGAGAACATGCTGGAAGTGTGCAAGGCTCTTAAAGAGGGTGACCGCGATCCCATCATCATACAGTACCATCCCATGTACGGGCACTGCATTTCATGGGAAGACTGTGTAGAAATCATGGACGATATGGAAGACGTTGGCTAGCCTAGACCCCGCTACCATTGCTGCTCTCCTTAAGAAAGATGATGAGCGCAAAGCACCGGTCAATACTAAGCCTGACCGTGAGGGCTTGGCTTACTGTGACTTCTGTAAAGGTTACTACAACGAATACCACTTTGGAGACTTGGAAGGAGGTGAATCATAGCTACAGCTCAAAAGACTAAGCCAACCGCTAACAGTGCGTTGCGTGATAGTCTAGGTGTTATGCCCCCGGCAGAGAGTGTGCCTTACATGAACCTGCTCATTTACGGTGAGCCAGGTGTGGGTAAGACTGTTCTGGCCGGTAGTGCTGCGGATCATCCTGACACCGCTCCTATCCTGATCCTCGACGTTGAAGGCGGGGTAACGTCTCTTCGGTCTAGAACCGACATTGACGTTGTACAGGTGCGTGACATTGATACAATCGTCAAGGTGCATGACGAGCTTCAGAAGCATAACGGTGGAGGCTACAAGACAGTCATCATTGACTCCCTCAGTGAACTTCAGAAGCTGGACATGCGTACCGTGATGCAGGAGGAATACAACCGACAGCCCGAAAGAACCGATAAGGACGTTCCATCGCAACGAGCGTGGGGTAAGTCTCAGGAACGACTACGGCGTATCATCCGTGGTTACAAGGACTTGCCTGTTCATACCATTATGACTACACTGCTTAGTAGCGTGAAGGACGAGCAGACCAACGTTACGTCATACTACCCGGCTCTGCCTGGTAAGATGCGTGCCGATGCTCCTGGGTTCTTCGATATTGTCGGAATGTTGCGTGTTAAGGAGGAAAAGAATGGTGCGGTGAGGAACAGGATTCTTCAGATCACAGCAAGCGAGAAGGTCATTGCCAAGGATCGCACTGATAGCCTTGGTAGGGACTCGGACGGTAGTATGGTAGGGGTTATCGTTAATCCCACCATTCCTGACATGTGGCATACGATCAATGCCACTAACAACGGCAAGTAAAGGAGAGGGTAAGTGGGTCTTAATCTCAATATGTCACAGGCCGACCTGAAGGGCTTTGAGCCGCTTCCGGCTGGTACGTACGACGCGACGGTGTACGAAGTCACGATGAAGCAGACCAAGGGTTCTGACGGTGCTAAGCTGCCTGCCGGAACTGACATGCTCAACGTGCAGTTCAAGATCGACGGTGGCGAGTACGATAACCGCCGTGTCTTCCGTTCGTTCATCATCGCACCTGAGAAGGTTGACGGCAAGAAGTACGACAAGAAGCCGATGTTCGACGGCATGCTCGCTAGGTTCTTCATGGCTATCGGCTATGAGGAGTCTGAGGTTGTTAGCTCCGACTTCGAGCCTGAGTTCGATGACCTCGTTGGGCGCGAGTGCCGCGTTACTCTCGCTGTCAACCCTGGTAATCCTGAGAGGGGTTGGGAGCCGAGCAACGACGTGAAGGCTGTCAAGCCTAGAAGTGAAGTGGCGGCAGGAAGCTCGCTGATCTAACAAGATCGGTAGGCATGGTAAAAGGGGTTGCCTTCGGGTGACCCCTTAGCCATGTCCCTGTCCTATGCCGACTAAACAGACAGAAATTCGTAGCACGTTCTTCGACTACCTGTTTGGTAGCGATAACGGCTACCTCTGTATCGGGCTTATCGACCCGAAGCTGGCCGAACGTAAGCTGAAGCAGAGATTCTTCGATTGGCCCACGCAAAAGAAGAACGTGCTGGACTATATCGAAAAGAACTCTACGGGTAATAACGTTTACTTCTGTACTAGCCTGTTGGACGATAAGCAGCGTCGTAAAGAGAACTGTCTACCTGGCCGGTTGGTATGGGCTGACCTCGATACCTGCAAGCCTGAGTATGTTAACCCGTATCCGAGTGTCGTCTTGCAATCCTCTCCCTCCCGGTATCAAGCCCTGTGGAGGTTGGATAGCACAGTGCCGCCGGACGTGCAGGAAGACTACAGTAAGCGCATCGCCTACGCTTACAACCATAACGGGGCTGATCCTAGTGGTTGGGACTTGACGCAACTTCTGCGCGTTCCACTCACTTTCAACTACAACTACGACGATCCTGCTGAAGTGCTGTTGTTGTCGGCTACCGAAACACCAGTCGATAGCGACGTGTTTGAGCAGATGGAAGTTGACGCTCTTAGAGAAGATACCGGTGACGACGCCTTCGACCAGCCGTTTCCAGACGCAGACACACTACCCACTGTAGACAGTATCCTCTACAAGTATCAGGTAGACCTGGGTAAGACAGCGTTTGCGTCGTTGTACACAACACCGCCCGATCCCGATGAGAACTGGTCAGGGTTGCTATGGCGGCTAATCTCAATTTGCATCGAAGCGGGTATGACTACGATAGAGGCTTACACTATCGCTAGTACCGCCGCTTGTAACAAGTACGCTCGGGATCGCAGGCATCCGAAGCATCTATGGCGTGACGTGCTGAAGAACGATGTACAGCATCGTAAGCTCGTTACCATCATGGATGCCAAGAGCATGCTTAAGATGCCTGAGCTAGTACCGCAGGACGCCGGAAACGAGTGCTTCATCGACGTGTACAAAGAGTGGGCTAGTGCTAGTACCGATGCACCTACTCAGTACCACGAACTCGGTGCGGCAATGCTGCTCAGTGCAACACTCGCTGATACCATCAAGATACCGACTAACTGGGGTACCATCATTCCGAACTTGTGGGGGTTGGTACTCGGTGACAGCTCTCTAGCACGTAAGTCTACGAGTATGACGATGGTGACGGATATCATCAATACCGTGGACGACGATACTATGCTCGCCACAGGGGGTACCGCCGAAGGTATTATGTCGGGTCTGAGCAGTAGGCCGCATAAGACGAGTCTGATGTACATGGATGAAGTGTCTCGTTTGTTCGATGAGATCAATAGGAAGGATTACCTTGCAGGCTTTCCTGAGACACTCACCCTGCTTTACGACAGTCCCGCGTTTCTCACGCGCATGTTGCGTAGAGACACTATCACTGTCACTAATCCGGTGTTCATATTCTTTGGGGGTGGTATCCGCGATAGAGTGTACGAACTCGTTAACGAGTCGTACGTTCTAAGTGGATTCTTACCACGTTTCCTCGTAGTGTCAGGGGAAGCCGACCTGTCACGTATGAGGCTTACAGGCCCACCGACCACAGCAAACGTTGACCGTAGGACAGCCATTGTAGACCAGCTAGTAGAGGTTCATACCAACTACACCAAGTACGGCAACTTGCTCGGTAACAAGCTGACTATCCCGATCAAGCAGGAAGCACACTTAACTACGAAAGCCTGGGAATTGTTCAATCACATCGAAAGCACGCTTACTTACGAAGCGAACAACTCGGCGATGAAAGACCTCGCTGTGCCTACGTTCATTCGTATGGCGTTTAGTTGTCTGAAGCTCGGGGTACTGCTTGCTGCGGTACGTCAGAACCCTGGCAAGGATGACACGATTAAGGTCACTGACGTTGATATGACCAACGCCGCACGTTATATCCAGCGGTGGGGTCAGGACTCTGTTGCACTGCTCCACAACGCTGGTCGCACACAGAGCGAGCATCAGCTTCAGAAGCTCCTTAAGTCCGTGAAGAACAAGCCCGGTGTTACCAAGTCTGAACTCATGCAGAACCATAAGCTGTGGGCGCGTGATATTGATAACATCTTGGAAACTCTCATTCAACGCGGTGATATCCGCATTAAGAAGGAAGGAAGGGGTATTAGGATATGGCCGACGTAGGCAAAGTGCCAGGGACTCGTAGCCGTCCAGAGGTTAAGGACGAGGAAGTGGTTGCAGAGCTTAGCGGCGATGCACTCGTAAATGCGCTCAACGAAGAAGTTGCAATTTGGAACCGGTTGGGCCTGCACGCCGGCGCGGTGGAACACGATGTATTCGCACTGGACGTTCAGCTTATGACGGTTGTAAACGTTTTGATTGACTTGGAGATCATCAACATTGAGGACTTCAACGACCGTTACCGCCGTCGGTTCCTTATGAAGTTGCAGAACCTTCGTAGCAATATCACCAAGGCTCAGATCACTCAGGGTGTAGTGCCCCCTAACAGTGGAATCGTCATCGCCCGGTAATGGCCTACGTTGTTTACGACAGTTTCGATGCGTACACCTATGATGGTGTTACGTGGTATATAAAGGAGTCAGTGATGCACGTTGAGCTAAGAAAGTCTAGTAGCAAGAACCCGCTTAACAGGTACTACTACGCTGTGGTGGGTGGCAACAATCAGACCATCAATACCAGCGAAACGTACTTCAGCAAGTGGAACGCGCTTCGTGCCGCTAGAAAGATCGCCGAGGCTGCTAACATGCTCATCATCGACACCACCGTCAAGCCCTACAAGCGGTACGGATCGTTCCAGTAATGATTATCGGGCTGACAGGACGCAAGAACGCTGGCAAGGATACTGCCGCTCAGTACTTCGTAGACAAGCATGGCTTTGAGAAGATCGCTTTTGCTGATGGTCTTAAGGCAGCAACGTGCGCTCTTTTCGATATCACGCCTGAATGGATTGAACAGTACAAGAACGACGTTAGCGTGAGAGTACAGTTGGTTAGGCGTTACAGCCAACCAAGCTTGACCGACGCCACGGAGTACAAGGCGGAAATGTCGCTTAGGCAGTTTCTACAGCGTATGGGCACCGAAGTAGGCAGAGAAGTCTTTGGCTCTAGCTTCTGGGTTGAGCTGCTTCACGATCGCTTATCGGCTAACAAGAACTACGTCATTTCAGATGTTAGGTTCAACAACGAGTCTCCGATCTGTGACTACATGATCGAGATTGTACGCAACAACATCGGTAACGATCCTCACGTAAGCGAGCAGGGTTTGCGCGAGGAACTCATTGATTACATCGTGCCGAACAATGGTTCAATCGAAGACCTCCACAGCAGGTTGGAAGCCGTTATGCAAGAAATCATCGCTACTTTGCCTACCTTCTCCGTTGGAAGATAACAAGCAGATACTAGAGGAACTACAAACACTCCGTAAGCTGCAACAAGCTACGGAGGAACGTATTACTCAGTTGGAGGGTCAACTTCGTTACAAGACAGCGATCAAGGTAGCGAGCAATGGCAACATCTACAGCGGAGTCATGGCATCTAGCATTAAACCATACATACAGGAGTGGATAGATAACGGTCATACGCTCATTGCTCTAGCTGATAAGGCAGGAGTATCAGAGAGTGTGGTTAGCAAGATTCTCAACAACGAGCGTGACATGATACGAGTCTCCACAGCAGACAGCATCCTAACGGCGTTAGGTGTCAATCCCTCTGTATACGACTCACTCGTCCCACAACCACCGGAGAGTAAGTACTATGAAGAGTAAGAAAGCCGTTCCGCAGAAGTTCAAGGATAAGCCCACTGTGGAAGCCTTTGAACGTTTGCAGCTCTCAGTGCGTGAAGGCAAGGGTAGACCACAACGCCCGAAGCCTAGGCGTGGTAAGCGCAACCAACACGGAAGGCAGCATCCTTGAAGCAGTATAGCAAGGATGAGCTAGCTGAACTGGCTAGGCAAAGTAAATGGCCTGGACTACTTGACAGCAAAGGACGTATGAACATGACACAAACAATGTTTGAGATGGTTAAAGAGTTCCATGAGAAGTTCGGGCTTGTAGTCGGACGTGGCCCTATCCCGTTCTTGCACGAAGACCTCGATAACAAGGAACTGTATGATCTTAGGGATCGCTTGCACAGAGAAGAGTGGAAAGAACTGGAAGACGCTTGGTACGACGAGAACCTCGTAGAGTACGCAGATGCGCTT